CGCGGCCAAACAGCTTGGCATTGCACCATCTCGGCTCTTTGCATGGCTCGAACAGAATCGCTGGATATTCCGCCGCCATGGGTGCAAACGCTGGGTTGCGTACCAGCCGCGCATAACGTCCGGGTACATGACCCACAAGGTTACTGCGTTGAAGCCTGACCCCGAGACCGGTATCGACCGCGCGGCCTTCGACCCAATGATCACTCCAAAGGGGCTGACACGCCTCGCTGAACTTCTGCAGGAGGCCGCGTAATGGCCGGCGACTGGATCAAATTCGAACTCACCACCCTGGACAAGCCCGAGGTCTGCCAGATCGCGGAGCTGGCAGATATCGACCCAGATGCTGTGGTCGGAAAGCTGATGCGCGTATGGGGCTGGTTCGACCAACAAACCGAAAACGGTAACGCTCCTAGCGTTAGCAAAAAGTTACTGGATCGTCTGGTTGGCGTTATCGGTTTCTGCGAACACATGAAATCGGTTGCCTGGATGATCGAGCTGGACGGTGTCATCAGCCTTCCCCACTTCGACCGACATAACGGCAAGACCGCTAAAAACAGGCTTCTCACGGCAAAGCGTGTGGCAAACCACAAGGCAGCTAACGGTAAAAGTAACGCTTCGAGCGTTAGCGGTGCGTTACCTAAAGAAGAGAAGAGAAGAGAAGATCAAAACCCTCTCTCTGCGCCCGAGCCGGTCGACCCTCGCATGCCAAGCGAGATGACTCTCGACTGGGTGCCGGACCAGAAGTTGCTGAAAACGTATGCGCTGCACCGAGGCCTTGCACTGGAGCTATTTACCGAAGAGTCGAGAGTGGCCTTCACCGCCCACTACGAGCCTCAGCACCAGGTTAACACCCAGGCCGAATGGGTGAGCATGCTGGTCAAGTGGGTGAACAACGACAAAGCCCGCGCTGCGGCCAGCAACGTCACTCCGTTTCGTCCGAAACCCGCGCCTGCATCTGAATTCGATGACGACAGCACGGACTGGCAGAACGGGGTGCAATCGTGATGAAGCAAGTATCCGCAATGACCCAGGGCCTTTGGGCCAACCCAAAGGCCGGCGAATTTATCTCAGCAGACGAGAGCGCTGTGCCGCAGGACGAAGGCCGTCGCCAAATGGCGTCTGCCATCAACGACCTGTTCACTGAGCTTCGCCTGATCCGCTCAGCCTGGCGCCAAGCATGGCCCGATAAGGAGACCTATCGCGCAGCCAAGGTCCAGTGGATGCAGGCGTTCCTTGACGAAGGCATCCGCACTCAGGGACAGATCGAGTTCGGCATGATCAAGGCCCGCAAACAGGTATCCGATTTCATCCCGAGCCCGGGGCAATTCATCGAATGGTGCAAGCCGTCGCCCGAAATGCTCGGTTTGCCATCGCTTGCGGCTGCTCACCGCGAAGCCGTGCGAAATGCTCACCCGAGCATGGCCGGCCAGGGAAAGTGGTCTCACGACGCGGTATGGCACACGGCCAAAGAGTGCGGGTTTGAGAGCCTGAACAAGCTCGACACTGCACTCAGCCTCAAGTTGTTCGAGCGTAACTACACGATAACAACTCGCCGTCTTCTTGATGGATTACCGCTTCAGCCCATGCCCAAGGCGTTGCCGGCCAAGGTTGATGGGCGAATCACCCCAGAAGTGGGGAGGGGAGCTTTGGCCGAGCTCCGCGCCAAGCTTGCGGGTTGCTCCCAATGAGCAAGCTCACCAACGCTGCGCGTGACCGCGCTTGCCAGGTCCGTTTTCCGGGCTGCTCCTGCGAGCCGTCCACCACGGTTCTTGCGCACTACCGTTTGGGTGGAACCTGCGGCATGGGCGTGAAGCCGAACGATTTCCAGGCTGCCTGGGCCTGCGGCTACTGCCACGACGTCGCCGACGGACGCCTGCGCGCACCGGTGCAGCTGAGCCGTGATGAAGTTCGCCTCTACCTGGCCGAGGGCGTCATGCGTACTCAGGACATCCTGATCCGTGAAGGGAAGGTGAAACTTTGAAGCCGTTCATCGCGAAGCCAGTGCGCGCCAAGTCCATCGACCGGGAGGGACTGGAACAGGCCGCCCTGATCAAGGAAATAAGCCTGCGCTACCCGGCCGCCGCGAAGCTGATCTACCACGTCCCGAACGGTGGTCACCGGCACAAGCTGGTGGCGATCAAGCTGAAAGAGCAGGGCGTGAAGGCTGGTGTTCCCCACCTTGTGTTGCCGATGGCCCGCGGCGGGTACTTCGGCCTGTACATCGAGTTCAAGGCCACAGCTCCGCATGACGCCGCCGTTTCCCCGGCCCAGGACGCTTACCTCCAGGCGCTGACCGATCAGGGTTACCTGGCCATCGTTTGCCGCGGGCACTTCGACGCCATCGAGGCGATCCGGGCCTACCTTCTCCAACCTCAGACCAAGGCAGCCGCATGACCCAAACAATGCTCACTTCGTTTACCGATGCGGAGATCCGTCGCCAGGCCAGCAACAGCGCAGTGCGTGACCTGCGCGACGCTCGGTACCCGGGCGTGTACTTCCGTTTCCATCAAAACCGCGAGCGCGGTACCTGGTACTTAGTGTCGAGCGGTAAGTGGGACAAGATCGCTGGGTTTCCTCAGCTGCCGGTGAAGGGGTTGATCGTCGCGTTGCCGAAGATCCGCGAGCGTCTGGCCGCTGATCCAAAGGCCTCGGCCGCCGCTGGCACCTTGCAGACTGTCGGCGAGCTGCTCGACTGGTTCGCCGCCCGCCAGGCCGTGGACCGGAGCCTGTCAGCCAAGCGCCGTTCTACCAATACCTCGATCATCTCCTGCCACCTGAAGCCACGCCTTGGCACACTGGTGGTGGAGGATGTTGACCGGTCAACGCTCGACAAGCTGGTCATGTGGCCGATGCAGGCTGAAATGTCGCTGTCCTACGTCCGGTTGATGTGGGGCGTGCTGGTCGTCGCCTTCCGTCAGGCGGAGAAATTGCGGCTGATCACTGCCAACCCCGTCGCCGGGTTCAAGTTCACCGACTTCACCAAGGCCCGCATTCAGCCAAAGCCATCGCGCCTGCGAGCCGTCCAGCTCGAGGAAGTGATCGGGCAACTGGCCGCCGCGTTCGACCAGCACCCCCAAGACTGCATGCTGGCGCTGATGATGCTGTGCCACGGCACCCGCGCTGGGGAGACTCGGCAAGCCCAGTGGTCCCACCTGACTCTGGGTGAGCAGGGCGAATGGTTCATCCCCACCGAGAACACCAAGACCCGTTGCGAGCATCACCTCCCACTTACCCACCAGGTGTGTGCCTTGCTGGAGCGGTACCGGGACTGGCAGTCGTCCAAGGGCTACAAGGGCATCTACCTATTCCCTGCCCGTGTCCGTGGCCCAATGAGTGACAGCCAGGCCTGTGCCGTGTTCACCCGCCTGGGCAAGGGTGAGTGGACGAGCCACGACCTGCGCAAGGTTGCCCGCACTGGCTGGACCGACCTGGGTGTCGACTTCCTCATTGGCGAGATGCTGGTGAACCACACGATGACTCGCAACGTGCAGACCTACATCCATACCTCGGCGGAACTGCTCAAGCGCGAGGCATTGAACAAGTGGCACGACTGGTTAGACGGGAAGGGTTTCAACCTCATTCACCGCTCGACCATGACTAGAAACGGAAATTCGCACAATGACGCCGAGGCCTTGAATGGCGCGGCCTCTAGCCAAATCCAGAAACCATAAAAGGCGAGGTTTAAAAATGATGAAAAAGAGCAGTGGCCCCGCTTTTGTGCGTAGCCTGATCCCAATGACCGAGTGCCCCTCCTGCTGTGGTGCTGGCCTGATCCAGGGTGTGTTTCATCAACTCGAATGCATCGGCTGTCACTCTTCTGGCTTCGTCCACGCGGATACGCTTGAGCCTCTTCTCATGCAGGACCTGGTCATCCAGCTGGGTATGCTTGCTCGCCGCGAACGGAACCAGTTGGCCGGCAAGAACCCAGCGCGCTGCATCATTGATGAGTACCAGACACCGAACCACCGCGGGCCTGGCGGCTCGTCTTACAAGGGGGATTGAGCCATGGCTATGTATAAGGATGTGATGGGTACACTGGTGCGGGTGCTGGCAGCAGACAACATCGACAACAGCACCAAGCAGTCCTGGCAGAAGCTGATTGACGCGGACCTTCGGCAGGGCGGGACCGGCAGTACGTTGTCGGTGCGTGACAAGTTCGATTACGACTGCTGTCTCTACGCGCTGCTACATCGTCAACTCGATCCCGCGCAGTGGGATGTGCTGGTGGCCAAGTACTCGACGCACAAGGCCAACAAGGTCGGTGCCATAGGCAGGCTAGTGGCTCGCATGGTGTCACCGGCACCTCAACTTTTCATCTATAAGGCGTTGACGGCCTGGGCCATCCCTAAGCTGAAGGGTGTCCAGGCTGGTAAGCGCTCCACCGACATGATCGTGCTGCCTGCAGAGTTCTACGACATGAACACCTGGGACCTGGCGGGATCACCAGAGCGCACCCGTCGCAATTGGCGAGGCGGAATCCACAAACGTTTGGAGAAGCTCGAAGAGCAGGCCGTGATCCATGCGACCGAGATATTCGACAGCGAACAAATCTTTGTAGATGCCGCTTGACCCATTGGCCGACTGGCCGTAAATTAACCCCATCATGTCGATCTTGCGCGTTATGAGAGACGACACACAGAAGCCCTGCCACCGAGCGGGGCTTTTTGCTTTCTATCACCTTGGTAGCTCAGTTGGTTAGAGCGCTCGGTCTGCTGTCTTTACAGCGGTACACGTGCTGAGAGGTCGCCGGTTCGAATCCGGAGCAAGGTGCCAAATTCAAAGCCTCGCGATCGTGCGGGGCTTTTTCCTTTCTGGAGTACACCCATGGCCGAACCGAGCGCCGGCGCCTTGGCAGTAACTGGTGTTCTTGCCAGCGTGGGCTTGGGAGCGGCATTCCCCGCCATTGACCTTGCTGCATTGGTCGGAGCATTTGGTGGTGCCTTCCTATTTGTTGTTGCTGCGGACGCCATGCCAACTTGGCGCCGCATTGGTTATCTCTTCGCCGGTTGGATTGGCGGTTATTTCGGCGCTGCCGAGCTACTGGGGCTTACCTGGACCAAGACAGCCGGATTCAGCGGCTTCGTTTGTGGTGCGATCTGCGTGGCTGTTGCCACCGGAATCCTTGAGTGGATGCACACAGGCGTCATGCCTCGCTGGCTGCAATGGTTCTTCCGCCTTCGGGCGAGGAAGGAGAGCTAAATGGTTTCCATTGTTCAGGCTGCGCTATGCGCGGTCATCTTCATCATGATCGGCCTGCGCTATCGCCCATTCCCTGACAGCCGCTACAAGCTGTCGGTATCGCTGTGTGCCTGGGCCGCGTGCGCAATCACCGGCATGCAGTGCGTGAGCCTGGTGGGCCGCATGGTGCTGGAGGGTGAGTTCGCTGATGCGTCGTGGTTCAACACTGCGTTCTATGGTCTCGCTGCTGTGTTGGTGTGCCGTGCAAAGGGCAACGTTGCACGCATCCTGAGTGTTGAGTGATGGCTTGCAGTGGATGCGCCGCCCGGCGCGAATGGTTCAACAAGATGACGAGGCTGGCACATGAGCGAGCAGTTCAATTATTCAGATCAAATCCAGAAGATGAATCCGAGCACGGGCGAGCTTCTGATAGTCACGGCCCCGTCTCAGCTGAGCTTGGAGCAACGCCAGAAGATGGCGGACAACCTGGCCCCATTGGCTGACCGCCTGGGTGTGCAGTTGCTTGTACTCGATGGCGGTTTCACTGCCCAGCTTCAGCCTAGTGCCAGCGAGCTACTGAGCGAGCAGAAGAAGCAGACAGCGATCCTTGAGCGGATGGAGAGACAGCAAGGCCTGTTGATCCAGGCCATGGCGGAGGATCAGGGTGAAGACCATGACGCGCCGCCTTCCACCTACATGGATGGTACTAGGGTGATTTGATGGGAAGACTAACCACTATCAAGTCTCGCGTTCAGATGGCCGCGAATAGAAAGATGGCGGACGTTGGTGAAGGCGAAGGTGCTTCTGTTCAGACCTGGGGAGCTGGACGTGGCGGGCGCCCGTGGCGCCGCATAAGGGATGCCATCCTCCTGCGTGACAAGTACACCTGCCGGGAGTGTGGGCACATCGGCACCGACTTAGAGGTAGACCACATCGTCAACGTTGCCCAAGGCGGAACTGATGATGACAGCAACCTACGGTCCCTCTGCATTCCTTGTCACAAGATCAAAACGGCAGCTGAGAGCGCTTTGGGTCGAGGTTAATAGCCAGGGGGGGTATCCGAAATATTAGGGTGCTTCTGTCTCGGACACCGCACCCGAACTCATTTGTAGATTATTTCCCCGTTAACAGGAGTCGTTAACATGGCGTTAACTGAACAGAAGCGCCGGTACGCCGATGCGCGGCTGTCCGGTTTGACGAAGAAGCAGGCAGCTATTGAGGCTGGTTGCCCTGAGAAAACCGCCTCGCAGGCAGCCTCAAGGCTTGAAAAAGACCCGGAAGTCCAGTCGGCCATGGGGAGAATGGTTGCTGTCGAGAATAAGCGTCGAGATGATCCGCAGATCGACCCGGACCCGTACATCCCCAAAGCGAGTGATGACCCGCTTTCGTTCATGCGCCAGATGATGAATGACTTGGGGGCTGAGCCCAAGCTGAGACTTGACGCCGCGAAAGCGCTGGCTGGGTTCACGATTGCTAAGCCTGGCGAGAAAGGCAAGAAAGAGCAGGTTCAGGAGGCGGCCGATAAGGTTGCGACTGGCCGATTCGGTCTGCGTGGTGCGGGTAAGCTTAGGGCGGTGACATGAAGGAGTGGTCTACGTCCTGTGTGGACTGGGAAGAGCGCCTGGTTGACCGAAAATCTATCATGCCCCTGAAGCCGATCTTCCAAGACCAAGCTGATGACGCGCTGGATGTTTTCTGCAATCTGCGGATGGTTGATGCGCTGGGAAGTCCTTTGATGGGGGACACCTGCCAACCCTGGGTTCTTGATCTCGTCGCTGTTCTATTCGGCTCCTACGACGCTGATGCTAAGCGGCGACTAATAACAAACTACTTTCTCATGGTGAGCAAGAAGAATGGTAAGAGCACCATCGCTGCGGGCGTGATGCTAACTGCGCTGATCCTAAATGCTCGACAGTCTGGTGAGTTCATCATCCTGGCTCCTACCAAGGAGGCTGCGGATAACGCGTATAAGCCAATACGCGACATGATCAAGGCAGACGAAGAGTTGGAGGCCCGATTCCACGAGCAGGAGCACATCAGGACGATCACTGATCGCCTGAACTTGGCAACTCTCAAGGTTGTTGCAGCTGACAGTGCGACCGTGACCGGCAAAAAGGCTATCGGTGTTTTTATCGACGAGTTGCACGAGTTCGGAAAGCAGGCCAAGTCGGCGCAGATGCTTACTGAGGCAACCGGCGGCCTAACATCTCGCCCGGAAGGTTTCGTTTTTTATTGCACTACGCAGTCGGCATCAATCCCGGCAGGTGTTTTCAAAGCAAAACTGGACTATGCCCGCGGTGTGCGGGACGGACGTATCGTCGATAAGCGCTTTCTGCCGATCATCTATGAATTCCCCAAATCGATGATCGAGCAGGGGCTGCACCGGAATCTCGAGAATGCCTACGTCACAAATCCCAATTGGGGTATCTCGGTCGATCAGCAGGTAATTGAGCAGAAATATCAGGAAGCTCAAGAAGGTGGTGAAGAGAGCGTCAGAGACTTCCTCGCCAAACACCTGAACGTCGAGATAGGCCTGGCCTTGATGTCGAATCGATGGCCTGGCGCAGAGTTCTGGGAGCAGGCGTTAGAGGAGTGCACGCTTGATCAACTGATCGCTCGCTCAGAGGTTATTGACCTTGGTATTGATGGCGGCGGTCTAGATGACTTGCTTGGCGCGTACGCCATTGGCCGCGAGAGAGACACTGGGAAGAAGCTTGGGTGGGGCTATGCCTGGGCGCACCCGTCTGTTCTGGAACGTCGAAAGGAGATAGCTCCGGCGCTACAAGACTTTGCCAAGTCAGGCCACCTTACCTTGGTGAAGCGCGTTGGCGACGATGTGGAAGAGTTGGCGGACATCGCTGAGCAGATATTCGACGCCGGCCTTCTCGACAAGATCGGCTGTGACCCGGTGGGGCTTGGATCAATTCTCGACACACTTGAAGGCCGTGGTATCCCGAATGAACAGATCGTCGGGGTTAGCCAGGGCTGGAAGCTTGGCGGGGCTATCAAGACCGCCGAACGCTGGCTCGCGGATGGCAGTTTCAAACCGGCAAATCAGCCAATGATGGCCTGGTGTGTTGGTAATGCCAGGATTGAGCCGCGTGCCAATTCGATACTGATCACCAAGCAAGCCAGTGGATCAGCAAAGATCGACCCGCTCATGGCCATGTTCAACGCCGTTACGCTGATGGCGTTGAATCCCGCTGCTACCCAAAAGAAGTACCAAATGTTCGTTCTCGGCTGAGAACAGCCGACACCTAGCCCTGCATATGCGGGGCTTTTTCGTTTATGGAGTCCGTAATGGACAAAAGAGCCTATAGCACGCTGCAAATCAAGGCGGTGGACGATGAGCTGCGCGAAATCGTAGGCATCGCCAGCACGCCGGGCACCGACCGAATGGGCGATGTTGTAGAGCCGTCCGGCGCCGAGTTCACGCTTCCTATCCCGCTGCTTTGGCAGCACCGTCACGACGCTCCCATTGGCCAGGTTGTTTCGGCCAAGATCGTTAAGGATGGTATCGAGATTCGCGCCAAGCTGGTTTCGCCCACTGAAGGCATGCCTAGCCAGTTGGTTGCCCGCCTTGATGAAGCTTGGCACTCGATCAAGACCCAATTAGTGCGCGGTCTCTCGATTGGATTCAATGCAATTGAATACAGCTTCATGGACAACGGCGGCATCCACTTCACCCGATGGGACTGGCACGAGCTTTCTGCTGTAACCATCCCCGCAAACGCAAGTGCATCAATCACCGCAGTCAAGTCTCTCGACCAGAAGCAGCGCGCCGCGCTTGGTAAAAAGCTGCTTCCCGTCGTTCGTGCTCTACCTGCCGGCGCTTCGGCATCCATCACCAAATCGATCAAAAATCCGAAGCCCCAGGAGGGCCAAGACATGAAAACTATTGCTGAGCAAATTGCTGAGTTTAAGCAAACCCGTCACGCCAAGTCCGTAGACATGGAAGGCATCATGGCAAAATCGGCAGAGCAGGGCATCACACTCGATGCCGAAGAGTCCGAGCAGTTCGATACTCTTCAAGGTGAAATCGAGTCAATCGACAAACACATTGCCCGCCTTGTCACCATGCAGAAAGCCCAGGCAGCCAACGCAAAGCCCGTAAGCGAAGATCCGCGCGGTGAGAAAGCCCTAGAGATGACCAGCGGCCTGCAAGTTCGCGCCAAGAACACCCAGAAACTGGAGCCTGGCATTGCTTTTGCGAGGGCTGCAAAGTGCCTGGCGCTCGGTCACCTTGAGCACCGCGACGCAATCCAGATCGCCAAGTCTCTGTACGACGGCCAGGAGTCAATTATCGGTGCGACCCAGCGCCTGGTCACCAAGGCAGCAGTAGCGCCGGCCACCACCACCGATTCGACCTGGGCATCCCCGCTGGTTGGCACTCAGGGTGATGTGTTCGCAGACTTCATCGAGTATTTGCGGCCGCAGACCCTGTTGGGCCGTTTCGGTCAGGCTGGGATTCCTGATTTGCGCCGCGTTCCCTTTCGTGTTCCGCTGATCGGCCAGACCTCCGGCGGTGACGGTTACTGGGTTGGGGAAGGTCAGGCTAAGCCGCTGACCAAGTTCGACTTCTCCCGCACTACGCTGGAGCCGTTGAAGGTCGCAAACATCGCAGTGGCAACTATGGAAGTCATCCGCGACTCCAGCCCGGCCGCCGACTTCATCATTCGAGACCAGCTTTCTGCTGCGCTGCGTGAGCGTCTTGATATCGATTTCATCAACCCAAGCAAGGCTGCTGTGGCTGGCGTTTCGCCTGCCTCGATCCTTAATGGCGTTGCTGGAATCCCATCCAGCGGGAACGACGCCGATGCTATCCGCACCGACGTGCGGGCTGTGTTCATGTCATTCGTGGCTGCAAACAACGCTCCTACTTCCGGCGTCTGGGTGATGAACTCCGCGGCGGCGCTGGCTTTGAGCATGCTGCGCAACCCGCTCGGCCAGAGCGAGTTCCCGGGCATCACCATGAACGGTGGCACCTTCGAAGGCCTGCCGGCCATTGTGTCGGAGTACGTGCCTTCCGGCATCGTTGCCCTGGTTAACGCTTCTGACATCTACGTGGGCGATGAAGGTGGCATTGACCTGTCGATGTCCACCGAGGCTTCCCTGCAAATGGATAGCGCGCCGGATAATCCGACCAGCGCAACCACTGTCATGGTCAGCCTGTGGCAGCGCAACCTGGTGGGCTTCCGCGCCGAACGCGCCATCAACTGGGCTCGCCGCCGCGCTGCTGCGGTTGCGTACCTCACTGGCGTGGCCTGGGGCACTCCTGAAGCGCCCGCTGGTTAATTGAGCTGTTTGGCTCAAGGGGCTGCTGCGCGGCCCCTTCTACTAGACGGCACGGAGTACGAAATGAAAGTTGATTTCAAGCACAAAACTGGCCGAGTTCAGGTCATGAGTCGCCGGGATGCCGAGATTCTTCAGCGACTTGGACGCGGCAGCTACCTGACGCGTGATATGCAGGCAGCGCGTCCTGTTCAGTCGCAGTCGACTAGCGACGAACTCGATGCGATGAGCCCTGAACAACTGCACGAGCTGGCCAAGAAGCGCGGCGTCGAGATTCACCACCGAGCCGGTGCAGATAAGGTGAAAGAAGCTCTGCGTAAAGCGCAGTCAGCAAAAGAATAGGAATCTCCAAATGAAAGCCGCACTGCAAGTCGCCCTGAAAAAGGCGAAAAAAATCGCCGCATCCTTCGCCGGCTTCCTTGTCAGCGCGTTTCTTTGGGTGATCCTTCTATTCCTTGGCGGGACAGGCCTCATCTCCTACGGTGTTTTGCTTATGTTCGGCGCAGGCCAGGCTCTGGTAATCACCGGTGTTTCGATGATTTGCCTAGCTGTGATGTTGAAGAAGGCGGTAACCAATGAGTAAGACTGTCAGCATCTTCTCAGCGGCCAAAAGCATGGCGACCTCTCGCGTAGAAAAGGGCATGCAGCCGGCGTCAGGTGGTCGTGGTTGGTGGCCGATGATCCGCGAGCCGTTTACTGGCGCCTGGCAGCGGAACATGGAAGAGCGGGTAGACACGCTGATCCAGTACCCCACGCTATATGCCTGCATCGCTCGAATTGCCCAGGACATTGGCAAGCTTCCGTTTCTGGTGAAGGCTCGCCAGGCTACAGGGATCTGGGTTGAGGTTACTGTCGATGCAGTTAGTCGCGTACTTCGAAAGCCCAACCACTACCAGACCCATCAGCAGTTCCGCGAATCTTGGGCTCTCTCAAAGATCACTCAGGGAAACACCTACGTTCTCAAGGAGCGAAACAACCGCGGCGCAGTGGTGGCGCTATACATTCTCGACCCAATGCGCGTCATGCCCTTGATCTCTGAGTCTGGCGAGGTCTTTTATCAGCTTTACGTCGACAACTTGAACATGCTCGGGCAAGAACAAGAAATGCTTGTGGCGGCTTCGGAAATCATCCACGACCGCTGCATCTGCCCGTTTCATCCGTTGATCGGTCTGCCGCCTATTGCCGCTGCTAACTGGCCGGCACTTAAGAACATGCGAATTCTGCGCTCGTCGGCAGAGTTCTTTGGAAATGGTGCCCAGCCTTCGGGGATCCTTTCCGCGCCAGGGGCAATCAGCGACGACACGGCAAAGCGCCTCTCTAGCTACTGGAACGACAATTTCAGTGGAAAGAACTCGGGCAAGGTTGCCGTAGTTGGTGACAATTTGAAGTTTGAATCGCTTTCTGCCAAGTCGGTTGACGCGCAGATGGTCGAGCAGCTTCGCTACTCCGATGAGCAGATTTGTCAGCCATTCGGTATCCCCCCTTTTAAGGTTGGGATCGGGTCAATTCCGGCAGGCTTGAAGGTCGACGATATCAACCAGCTCTACTACTCCGATGCTCTGCAAGCCTCCATCGAGGCCATGGAAACGCTGCTGGACGAAGGGCTTGCCGTTCCAGATCAACACGGTATCGAACTCGACCTGTGGCCTCTGCTGCGTATGGACATGCAGAAGCAGGCAGAGGTAGAGGGCGCTCTAGTGAAGGGATCGATTAAGAAAATCGACGAGGCTCGTAAGAACTTCGACCTCCCGCCGGTCGAGGGTGGAGATTCGATCTACATGCAGCAGCAGAACTTCAGCCTTTCAGCGCTTGCCCGGCGGGATGCACAAACAGATCCGTTCAGCCCGTCTCCCACTGAGAAGCCGGCAACATCGGAAGAGCCCACAGACGAACAAATTAACGAACAGGCCCGCATGCTGGCGTACCTGATTCAAAAGGAGATAACCAGTGCTGAGTTTGCGTGAGCTAGAGGCCCAAGCTAAGGCATTGGCGCCGGTATTTTCCAAGCTACTCGACCAGTCTCTCGCTGCCATCCGCAACGAGTTCCAGCAGCAACTGGACGGCCGGGATCAGGTCATCAAATCACTGAAACAGGATCTCGATTCTGCTCGGCTTGACGAAGACGCGATCGTCGAGAAACTGTTGAGCTCTATCCCGCAGCCCAGGGACGGCGAAAACGGTGTAGATGCTGACATGGATGCGCTCAAGGCTCACCTGAATTCGCTGGTGAATGCAATTCCGAAGCCAGAGAACGGGAAAAGTGTGAGCGTTCAGGACGTGGCGCCGCTAATTGCGGATTTAGTGTCCAAGGCAATCGGCGAGATCCCTAAGCCCGAGATTGTGAAGTCTGTCAGCGCAGAAGAGGTGGCCGCCACGTTTGAGCGTCGCTTCTCCGACCTTGTTTTGTCATGGGAGCGACAGGCGCGGGACACCTTCGACAAGGCCGCAGACCGGATGCCAGTCCCAAAGAATGGTGAAAATGGGCGTGACGCGTTGTCGCTGGACAGCTTTGACCTGTCTTTAGGTGATGACGGGCGCACTGTCACTGTGAAGATGCAGGCCGGTGAGACTGTCATTGAGAAGTCGGTGAAGATCGCTGCAGTCATTGATCGAGGCGTCTACTCAAGCGAGAGGGCTGCCAGCTATGAGCAGGGCGACGGCGCAACATACGGAGGTTGCTACTGGATTGCTCAGAAGGGCCATCCAGAGGGTGTGCCTGGCGGATCTGCTGATTGGCGGTTGGCGGTAAAAAAAGGACGTGACGGAAAGAACGGTACAAACGGAAAAGACCTAGTTAGAGGGGTGAAAATTTCATGATGTTCATCACTCTCCAAGAGGCTAAAGCTCAACTTCGAGTGGAAACTGACGCTGACGACAGCGATATCGAGCTCAAAATTCACGCAGCAAGTGGGGCGGTTCGAAACTACTTGAAATCATCCGCTGATCTGTACTTTGACGAAGCTGGCATCGTCATTCCTGCGGCGATCCCTGATGAGGTCAAGGTAGCCACTCAGATCATGTTGGGTCACCTGTACAAAGACCGCGACGAAGATTCCTCCGGCGCATTCGAGCAGGGATTTCTGCCTAGGCCGGTAACTGCGCTGCTTTATCCGCTGCGCACGCCGGCGCTGGCATGAGCATTTCAGCCGGCAGGCTTCGGCACAGGGTAATGATCCAAAGACCCGAATACACGCAGAACCCGGTTACCGGCGAGATGATGAAGGCCTGGGTTGATGTGGCGGGCGTTTACGCCAGTGTTGAACCGTTATCTGCGCGTGACTTCGTAGCAGCAGCTTCCACTCAATCCAAGGTCGCCGCCAGGATAATTATCCGCTACCGCCCAGGTGTGGATGCATCCATGCGGGTGTTACACGGTACGCGGACTTATAACATCGAAGGTGTTTTGTCTGACAAAGATAGTGGTCTTGAATATCTGACGCTGCCTTGCAGCGAAGGGGTAAACGATGGCTGACGGCGTGGAGTTCAGCATCACCGGTTTAGACTCATTGCTCGGCAAGCTTGAGGCAGTGACATACGATCTCAAGCGCAAAGGTGGGCGCTCGGCGTTGCGCAAGGCTGCTCAACTGGTGGCCAACAAGGCAAAGGAGGGCGCCGAGAAGCTGGACGACTCGGATACTGGTCGGTCTATCGCCAAAAACATCGCGCTTCGTTGGAATGGGCGGCTGTTTAAGCAGACTGGAAATCTGGGCTTTCGGGTCGGTGTTCTGCATGGTGCGGTCCTTCCCAAGAAAGGTGCTACGCCTGATTTATCAGCCAATGGGCCAACCCCTCACTGGAGGCTTTGGGAGTTTGGGACTGTAAAAATGCAGGGCTCTCCTTTTATGCGTAAAGCCCTTGCCGACAATATCAGCGCAGCGACTGACACATTCGTAACCGAGTACGAGAAAGCCATCGAGCGCGCCCTAAAGCGTGCAGCCAAGAAGGCATCGCAATGAAGTATCCACCAATCTTTCAAGTTGCTGCTGCTGATCCTGGCGTCACGGCGCTGCTGGGCACCAACCCGACGCGACTATATTTGTTCGGCATGGCGCCCGATACGCCTGCGGGAACGTATTGCGTATGGCAGGTGGTCAACGGCTCACCGGAAAGCTTTTTGGCTGGACGTCCTGATGCAGAGGCTTACGGCCTTCAGGTGGATGTTTACGGGACCACCGCCGCCGCAGCCCGGGCTGCTGGGCACGCCATTGAATATGCGGTCGAGTTGAGCGCAACGATTACCAGCTACAACGGTGAAACCAAGGACGCGGAGACAGGCCTGTATCGATACAGCTTCGACGTGGACTGGATTGTCCGCCGATAACCAAGCCCCAAACCCAAGCCCGCGATAAGCGGGTATTTTTTTGTCCGCAGGAGACACCTATGTCCATTCTCACCCAGGGCACGCAGGTCTTTGCCCTTGTTCCACCGCTGTCCGGCACCGGCCCCTATACCGTCATGGAGGTTGAGTGTGCCACCAGCTTTGACCCAGGCGGCGCTCCAGCTGACCAAATTGAAGATACTTGCCTGAGCGCCAAGGAGCGCAGCTACAAGAAGGGGTTGCGCACCCCTGGCCAGGCTTCCCTGGGCTTGAATGCTGACCCCAACAACGCCAGCCATATTCGCCTGCACCAGCTCTCCGAGGCTGACGGCGATACCAGTATCAAGTGGGCGGTGGGCTGGTCTGATGGTACGGCGCTGCCAACGCTTGAAACTGACGGCGATGATTTTGAGTTGCCGGCCACGCGCACCTGGTTCGTGTTCGAAGGTTACGTGTCGGATTTCCCGTTCTCGTTCGCGGCAAACACCGTTGTGACCACCACTGCAACCATTCAGCGTTCGGGCGGCTCTGCCTGGATCAAGAAAACCACATAAGGGCGAAACATGAACCTGACTGAACTGAAAGCTGCCGGCGGTCTCGTCGGCGGCGCCATGGTAAAAAAGGCGGTTGTGTGGAAACACGAAGACGCCAAGGGCAAACCTGTCACTGACAAGTTCTCGATTTTTGTAATGCCGCAGTCCTTCGGCATGATCGAAAAGCTCTTCTCTGCCAATGAGCCACAAGAGAGCCGTAACGCCAAGTACATCTCCACTTGCGTGACGCTCGGCGAAAACGGCGAAGAGGCAATTTCCTACGAGGACGCCTACCGCCTGAACCCTGGCCTGGGCTGGGCAATTCTTGCCGCAGTGCATGAGGTCAATAACACCGGTGCCGACCGCACAAAAAACTAACGGCCGCCGATGAGTTCTGGCATGAGCTGGTGCTGAACGGAGTCGGCGGGCGAACAGTGGCAGAGGCCAAGGCCAATATCAGTTATCCCGAGGCCATGGCCTGGGCTGCGTACAGAAACAAACATGGTTCCTTCAACTTGGCGAATCGATCCGAGCAGATGGGCGCGATCATTGCGCTGCAGGTGAATCGGCTGGGCGGCGGCACCGCAGAGTTGATCGACTTCATGCCTCACCAAGAAAAAGCAGGGGTATCGCTCGAGACGGCAATGGCCGAATGGGCATGACCTGCGCATCCACAGGAAATAGCCCATGGCTACTCGTTCACTCGGCACGCTGACGCTGGACCTGATTGCGCGCATCGGTGGTTTCGAGCAAGGCATGGACAAAGCCGGCCGCCTCACCGAAAAGCGCATGAAGGAGATGGAGGCCCGTGCCGAGGCCGCCGGCAAGAAGATCGGTGGCGCACTAGCAACCGTGGTTACCGCCACCCTGGGTGTGGGTACCGCCTCGCTGGTGATGCTTAAAAACACTGCGGCGGCGACCACCGAGACCGACCGGTGGGCCAAGTCCCTCGGTATCGGGACGACCGTTTTGCAGCAGTGGCAGTATGCTGCCGAGCGCGCCGGACTCAGTGGCGACAAGATGGCCGACATCTTCAAGGATATCGGCGACAAGATCGGCGACGCCGTGATCACCGGCGGCGGGGAGGCCATAGAAGGCCTCAAAAAGCTGGGGTTGGGCGCCGAAGAATTGGCTCGAATGTCTCCTGACAAGCAGTTGTTGGCAATCGCTGACGGTCTTAAAAAGGTTGCAACCCAGTCCGAGAAAATCAACATTCTGGAAAGCCTCGGCAACGACCTTTCTAGAATGCTGCCCTTGCTCGATAAAGGGGGCGAGAGTCTGCGCAAGTACCTGGCCCAGGCCAAGGACTTTGGGATCGCAATGGATCCTGCGCAGATCGCGAACCTGGTGCGCGCAAACGAAATCATCCAAGACCTGCAGTTCCAGGTCGAAGGGTTGCGCAACGAGTTCGTGTCCGGGCTAGCAAACGTTGATATGGGGCCCCTGCAAAACTCGCTCGACGGCTTGCGCGATATCGTTAAGGATCCAGCGTTCCAGCAGGGCATGGCAGACTTGGCCGCGCTGGTTGTGAAGTTGACCGGCGCTGCCGCAAGCGGCCTGGCACAACTGCCCAACGACTTGCGCGCAATGGCCAATGATCTGAAGCAGGTCACATCCTTTTTCTCTACCGACCGGAAAACACGGCATCTTGCAGGGGTGTCGGATGAGGAAGCCACCAACCGCTCATTGGACGCTTATAACAAGTCACAGGGCGCGCTCAACAAGTTCGCCACCAACCCAACGCTATTCGTTGGCGACCTGTTCGGGCAGGACCTTGGGGCCGCCAAGAAAGCATCGGATGAACGCCTGGCTAGTTATAAGGCCTATAGCGATCTGCGCGGCTGGGGCGATCAGAAACTGGTTGAGGGAAACAAGCAGGTTGAGCAGCAAGAGCAAAAGGTCGCCGCAGCATTTACTGGAACCACCGCGGCGTCACTGAAACTGCTCGACTCATATGATCGCCTGAACAAATTGCAGGAGGACCGTGCCGAGCTCGTTGCAGCAATGGCCAAAGATCCTGCAAACGCTGACCGCTACAGGCGAGCAATTGAGGCGATTGATAAGCAGGTAGCTCAACTCAACGGCACCACCAAAGCCGCCACGGAGGCCCAGAGCAAACTCAAGGCCCAGCTCAAAGAGGCCGCCACAGCTTTTGATCAACTCCGTCAGACCTATGATCCGGTAAATGCTGCGGCGCACGAATTCAGCAAGCAGACCGGACAGATCGCACTGTTGGAGAAAAACGGAAAAATCTCCAAAGAGCAGTACGGTAAAGCCACCGCTTGGTTGGCGAGCCAGTTCAACGAGGCGGTTAACGCCGCCACCGGGCTTTCCCAGGCGATGCAGTTCCAGGCTGACCTGGAGCGGCAGCTCAATAATCAGAGGGAGCAGTACGCGGCGCAGGCGGCAGCCGTCGGCATGGGTAGCAAGGAATCAGATCGATATCTCGAGCGTCTGGAGCTGGAACGCCAGACGAACGACAAGGTGTTGTCGCTTAGAACAGAACTTGCGACTGCCACGACCGATACCCAGCGAAAGGCGCTACAGGATCAAATCGACCTTACTAACGCCTACCTTCCCAAGCAGATAGCGGCAATGCAAGAAGGTTGGGCGCAGATGGATTCTGCGCAAAGTGACTGGTCGAACGGCGCAAAGAGCGCCTGGCAGGATTATCTGGATAGCGCCAAAGATGTCGCTGGTCAGACGAAAAGCATGTTCAGCAACGCGTTCAGTTCCATGGAGGATTCACTGGTGAACTTCGCGATCACCGGTAAGGCTTCGTTTGCTGACTTCACCAAATCCATTCTTGCCGATATGGCGCGCATCGCTACCCGGCAGGCTAGTTCGGCTCTGCTGGGCAGCCTGGTCGGTGCGGCCGCCAGTTACTTCGGTGGTGCTGCCGCTGGCGGCAACGGGCTTGCTGCCGGGTCTGCTGGTGCTACGTCCTCCAACCTGGGTGCATCCGCTGGGGGTTACTCCGGCAGCTACTTTCCGCAAGCCAAGGGCGGTGCATGGTCGGGCGGTGTGCAGATGTTCGCAAACGGGGGAGCATTCACGAACTCTATCGCCACGAGCCCAACACTGGCACCTATGGCGTTGTTCGGCGAGGCCGGTCCAGAGGCAATTATGCCTCTGACCAGGACGTCGAGCGGTGCTCTTGGTGTGAGGGCTGTCGGTGGGGGCTCTGGCGCTATGGGCGCTCCTGCCCAGATAAACGTGACTGTGACTGTCGCAAGTGATGGGACTACCAGTTCTACAGCGGACGACCCGGCATATCAGCAGTTCGGGAAGGATCTCGGTGATTTTGTTGACCAGCGTTACCGCCAGCTGATTCGCAAGGATCTGGGGCAGGGCGGCAGCATTAAAAGAGCAATCAGTGGGTAATCAACTATGGCGCTTGAAAGGTTCACCTGGTGCCCGAGGACTGACCCGCCGGGCCAGGCAAAATTCCGGGTCCGCACCAAAGGCTTTGGCGATGGTTACGCGCAATCGGTAAGCGATGGCATCAACAACAAATCGCAGTCCTGGCCGCTCACGTTTCTCGGTGATGGCGTTCGAACTAAGCAGATAATGGACTTTATCGATGCTCATAAGGGTGCCAGGGGCTTTTTGTGGACGCCGCCGCTTGGCGAACTGGGCCTGTACAAATGTGATGGATATCAGCTCACACCCCACGGCGCGGAAAACTACACGCTGACCGCTACCTTCGAACAAAACTTCCAACCCTAAAGGTCGTATATGGCACTGATTACGGACATCCAAAAACTGGAGCCCGGCGGCGAGATTCGCCTGTTCGAAATCGACGGGACTGAATACGGCGCCGATTATCTGCGCTTTCACGGTCACGCCATACCGCACACGCCGGATGAGCTTCTGGCTTATGAAGGTTCGGAAGAGGAACTCCCAGCCAAGTCGATTTGGTGGCAGGGTGCCGAGTACGCCGCCTGGCCTGTACAGGTTGAAGGTATCGGCTCAAACAGCGATGGATCTGCTACCAGGCCGACGTTCGCCGCCGGCAACATCAATGGACGTGTCACAGCGCTGTGCCTGGCCTTCGAGGACATGCTCAAGTTCAAGCTGACGATTCGCGAGACCCTGGCCCAATACCTGGATCCGGTGAATTTTCCAGAAGGTAACCCAACTGCCGACCCTACCCAGGAAGCTTTGGAAATCTGGTACATCGACCAGAAAACCAGCGAAGACGGCGAGGCGGTGGTGTGGGAGCTTTCTTCCCCGGGCGAGATCGACAACCACGGATTGCCTGGGCGCCAGATGACGACCTTCTGCCACTGGGCCATGACCAACGGTTACCGCGGTCCGGACTGCGGCTATACCGGCGCAGCCATGTTTGACGACGAGGACAACCCAACGACCGATCCCGCCCGGGACCAATGCAAGGGCTGCCTATCGTCCTGCAAGCTGCGATTCGGTGAGAACAACGAAAACTCATTCGGTGGATTTCCCGCTGTGTCACTCATTGCCCGGAGCTGAAGAATGCGCAAACACATCATCGCAGCCATCCAGGCGCACGCTGCCGCCGAGTACCCGAAAGAGTGCTGCGGTCTGTTGCTTGCCATGGGCCGCGCCCAGAAGTATTTCCCCTGCCGAAACATCGCCACGGAGCCGAACGAAGAGTTTAGGCTTGATCCAGAGGACTACGCCGCAGCGGAGGACCTGGGCGAGGTGATCGGCATCGTCCACTCCCACCCGGACGCCACCAGCCGGCCTTCACCGCACGACATGGCCATGTGCGAAACCACGGAGCTACCCTGGCACATTCTTTCCTGGCCCGAGGGCGACCTGCGAACGATCACGCCGACCGGCAGCACGCCGCTGCTCAAACGCCCGTTCGTGCACGGCGCCTGGGACTGCTGGCAGGTATGTGCCGATTGGTATCGGCGTGAGTGGGGGTTGGAGTTCGAAACGTTCCAGCGTACTGATGGCTGGTGGGAGAGCGCCGAGAAAGCCAGCTTGTACGAGGCGAACTACGAGGCTGCGGGTTTCGTGCGCGTCGATAACCCTCAGCGCGGTGACATGATCGTTATGCAGGTTGGCCGGACGGTGCACCCGAACCACGCTGGCATATACCTGGGCACCGATCCGGCGCTACCTGGTGAAGACTCAGGTACGTTCGGCCCTGGCCCGTTCCTGCTGCACCACCTATACGGCAGGCCATCCGAGATCATCGTTTATGGTGGGCCCTGGCATGACCGTGCACGCCTGATTCTTCGCCACCGTGACGCTCGGTGATACAGTCGGCACTTTCAGGACGAGGATCGATCATGCGGATTTTGATAGCGGCGGTAGCGGTGGCGATGCTGGCGGGGTGTATGCCGCCCACAATGAACGAAGCGCGCCTGGATGGCCCTTACAAGGTTTTGCATTCAAAAAAGTCAGATAAAGACGTGGCGGAATGTGTCCAATACGAATGGCAGAATCAGCCAATCTTCGGCGGAACGCCAGGTGCAACTCTTCAAGCTGGAAGACCAAACGGATACACCGTGTTCACAGAGGCCTCAGCTTATTTCGTAGATGTACAGCCTGAAGGGGCTGGCTCGGTCTCAAAATATTACGTAGTGCTACCCAATTGGATCGCAAACAAGAGATTGGGGGCTCTTCAGGGCTGTCTGTAGGCACAGAGTTATTTCCATGGCTCGCTTCGGTGGGCCTTTTTATTGTCTGGAGATTTTATGGCAGCACTGGTAATCAGCTATCAGCCCATGACGACGGTTCTCCTTTACGGCCAACTGCGCCAATTTGGAAGGTCGTTCCGTCTTTCGGTACGGTCACCGGCGGAAGCAATCAAGGCGCTTTGCGTTCAAATCCCAGGCTTTGAACGGTTTCTGTCGAATGCAAAATCGCGAGGTATCGAGTTTGCGGTTTTCCGTGGGGCCCAAAACGTCGGAGAAAAAGAGCTTGGATTCACTGGCGAGGGTGACATCCGTATTGCTCCGGTGATCACTGGTAGCAAGCGTGGCGGGGCTCTACAAACAATTATTGGAGCCGTACTTGTCGTTGTGGGGCTGGTGATCACAGGTGGTAGCTTTGGCACCATGGCCCCTTTCGGCTCGGCCCTGATAATGATGGGCGGCTCGATGGTTTTGGGCGGAGTGATCCAAATGCTCAGCCCCCAGCCTGGCGGCCTCAAGACCAGCGCGGCCCCAGAGAATACCCCCGGCTATGCCTTCGGCAGTGCCAAGAACACCACAGCATCAGGCAATCCGGTCCCGCTCTGCTATGGCAAGCGCCGGGTGGGCGGTGCAATCATCAGCGCCGCGATCTACGCCGAAGACCAGATGTAACCGACATTCGCAGCACCGCCGCCGCCCACGAGGCGGTTTTTTATTGCTTGGAGAAAAACATGGGCGACGACAGCAAGATCGACATCCACGGCGCCAAGGGCGGCGAAGAGAAACCAAAAACGCCGACAGAAGCCCCGGACAGTCTGCGCTCCGTTGCCATTGCCAAAATGCTGATCGCCGTGGGCGAGGGTGAATTCGAAGGCACGCCGACCGCCAGGGAAATCTACCTCGACAACACTCCGCTGCAAGACCCCCAGGGCAACATGAACTTCCCGAACGTGAAGTGGGAGTGGCGCACCGGGGCAGTGGACCAGACCTATATCCAGGGGATCCCGTCGGTCGAGAACGAGACCGCCATCAGCACCGAACTGCGCAGCGGTACACCCTGGGTCAGGGCGATCAATAACACCCAGCTTTCCGCCGTGCGTGTGCGCTTCGCCTGGCCTGCGCTCCAGTCCGTGGATGCCGGGGGCAACATCAATGGGTACCGGATCGAATACAAGGTTGAGCTGGCCACGGATGGTGGCGCCTACCAGCAGGTGCTGAGCGAAGCTGTCGATGGCAAGACCACCAGTGTGTACGAGCGCACGCGCCGTATCGACTTACCCAAAGCCACGACCGGCTGGCTGATGCGCATAACCCGCATCACGCCCAACCAGAACAACAACAAAATCTCGGACACCATGCAGATCGCCGGATTTACCGAGGTGATCGACGCAAAGATCCGCTACCCAAACACGGCGTTGCTCTACATCGAGTTCTCCGCCGAACAGTTCCGCAGCATCCCGGCGGTTACGGTCGAGACCAAGCTGAAGAAGATGCAGGTGCCGAGCAACTACGATCCTTTGTCGCGCTCGTACAGTGGTATTTGGGACGGCACCTTTAAGCAGGCCTGGACCGACAACCCTGTCTGGATGACCTACGACATCACCACCGCTGACCGATTCGGCCTTGGCCGGCGAATCAAGCCGTGGATGGTGGATAAGTGGGAGCTGTACCGGATCTCGCAATACTGCGACCAGTTGGTGCCAGACGGGAAGGGTGGCCAGGAGCCGCGCTTCATCTGCAGCCTCAATCTGCAAAGCAAAGCCGACGCCTGGTCACTGCTGCGTGACATCTCGGCGATCTACCGAGGCATGACCTACTGGGCCCAGGGCCAGGTCTTCACCCTGTCGGATATGCCGCGTGCCACTGACTTCGACTTCGCCTATACCAGGGCCAACGTCCTCGACGGCAAGTTCACCTACTCGAGCGCGTCTGAGCGCACCCGCTACACCCGTGCACTGGTCAGCTACGACAACCCGCTGAACAACTACGACACTGACGTCACTGCCGTGACCGATCAGAAGTTGCAGCGGCGCTACGGCGACAACCCGCTGGAGATCAGCGCTATAGGCTGCACCCGCGAATCCGAGGCCCAGCGCCGCGGTAAGTGGGCGCTGCTGACCAACTCCAAGGATCGGGCCGTAACCTTCAAGGTTGGTTTGGATGGCCGTATCCCGCTGCCTGGCTACGTGATCCCGATTGCTGACGAACTGCTGGCCGGCCGTGCCATTGGCGGGCGTATCTCAGCGGTAAACGGCAAGGTCATCAAGCTGGATCGCGACACCCAGGCTAAGCCGGGCGACCGGCTGATCCTCAACCTGCCTGACGGCAAGTGCGAGGGCCGCACCGTGCAACTGGTCAATGGGAGAGAGGTTACGGTCACCGTGGCTTATTCCGTCGTGCCTGAGCCGGAGTTGGTGTGGGCGCTCGATGCTGACGACCTGGCAGTCCCGCTTTATCGTGTGGTCAGCGTTGCCCGGCCTGAGCCTGGCGTATTCGAAATCTCGGCCGTTCAGTACGACCCGAGCAAGTTTGCGCATATCGACACTGGTGCACGCCTGGAAGAGCGCCCGATCAGCGTCATACCAATCACCGTGGTACCGCCGCCGGCCAGCGTCACGCTGACGTCGAGCTACGCGGTGAACCAGGGCATCGCCATCAGCACCATGAACATCTCGTGGCCTGCCGTCGCTGGAGCCGTCGCTTACGACGTGGAGTGGCGCAAGGACAACGGCAACTGGATCAAGGTACAGCGCACAGGCTCAACGAGCGTGGACGTCACCGGGATCTACTCGGGTGCGTACCTGGCCCGGGTGCGGTCGGTAAGCGCCTTCGAAATCTCGTCGATCTGGAAAAGCTCCAATCTGACCAACCTGAAAGGCAAGGTAGGTTTGCCGCCGGCAGTATCGTTCCTGACCACCAAAAGCGAACTGTTCGGGATCAGCATCAAGTGGGGCTTCCCCGCTGGCGCCGAGGACACCCAGCGTACTGAGCTTTGGTATGGCCCAGCGAACAATCTCGCGGCGGCGACCAAGCTGGCCGACCTGGCTTACCCGCAGGCCGATTACCGCATGCAGTCGCTGCTGGCGGGCGCTACGCTGTTCTTCTGGGCGCGCCTGGTGGACCGTACCGGCAACATCGGTCCGTTCTATCCGGTGGTGAATGGGGTGATGGGCCAGGACAGCTCACAGGCCGGGCCGATTCTCGACCTGATCGCCGGTCAGATTGGCGAAACGGAGTTGGCCAAGGAGTTGCTGGACGAGATCGAGTTGATATCTGGCGATGGTCCCGGCTCGGTGAATAACCGACTGGAGCAGGCAAAGCAGGAGCTAGAGGACCTGATCGGCCAGTTCATAGATGCTTTGGTCTATGACCCGACCAAAACCTATGTGGCCGGCGACGTCGTGCGGCAGGGCCAGCACCTGTACCAAGCTATAGCGACGGTACCGAAAAACACCACGCCTCCCAACGCCACCTACTGGTTCGACATCGGCACCATTGCCGAGACAACAAAGGCAATGGCGTTACAGATCCAGCAGAACAAGACATCCATCGATACTGTGGACGGTAAGGTCACAGCTCAAGCATCTACGCTGCAGTCGCTCCAAGCAAGCTGGCGTGAGGAAGATGGAGAGGGTGACCTTTCCGACGCGTTGCAAAACTGGGATGCGACGGCAAAGTTCGCCCAACAGGTGAAAGTGCAAGCCTCCGACAACCGGGCCTTGGTCGAACGCACGACGTCGCTGGATGCGGCAGTAGATGCGAACAGGGCCGGCTTGACCACGTTGGAGCAGGTGGTGGCCACTGACAAACTGGCGACAGTCACCCGCCTGGATCAGTTGAAAAGCGATGTCGCCGGCAATACAGCGGCGATAAGTTCGGAAGCGAGTA